AAGCCTTGCCATTGGACTCTTGATGAAGAAACTGTTCCAGTTTGGTCTATTGCAACAGAAACAATGGAAAAAGCAGAAATTTCTGAATCAAATTATTCAATTCAACTTTGTGTACAAGGGGAAGAGATTACTCAATCTTGTGCAATTATTGGGCTTCAATTTAGAGAAATTTATAATGATGATTAATGACACCACTCATAAATACGACCACAAAGAACAAGAAAGGAAACAAAAATGACAGAAGAAACAACAATTTCAAACGCATATTCAGCGTTTATTCCAGAGATTTGGAGTCAAAAATTAAACAAAATGCTTGAAAAAGATTGTGTTATGCTCCAATGTGTAAATAGAAACTGGGAAGGTGAAATTAAAAATCAAGGTGATAAAGTAAAAATTATTACCCCTGCGGAAGTTTCTATTTCAACATTAGGAACTGGAACAATTTCTTATGATGAATTAGAACCAACTTCAATGGATTTAGTTATCGATCAGAAAAAATTCTTTGCATTTAAGATTAACGATATTGCTCAAGTTCAGTCAAATTCTGACATTATGGAAGCACATCTTAAAAATGCAAGAAAAGCTATTGAAGAAGTTCAAGACGCTTACTTATTATCTCAACATGCTAATGTTGATAGTGGAAATATTGTTGGCTCTGATTCAAACCCTATTTCATTGGACAAATCTACAATTTACTCTTATTTTGTAAAACTTGCTTTAGCACTTAAAAATTCTAATGCGGTTACTGCTGGTGTAAGACCTTGGGTTGTTATTAACCCAACTATTGAGTCATACTTGTTGCAAAGTACAGAATTTATTGGCGCACATAATGTCGCAGATGAAACACTTAGAGGTGGTGCAATTGGTAGAATTGCTGGCATGGATGTGCTTGTAAGTACTAATTTAAGTGAAGTAGATGGCAAATACTATGTTCTTGCAGGTACAAATGATGCCATTACATTTGCATCTCAATTATCAAAAATTGAAAGCTTGAGAGATAAGGATAGTTTCTCAGATTTGGTTAGAGGTTTGTATCTATATGGTGCTAAAACAGTTCAACCAAAGGCTTTGGCAAAAATGATTGTGGGAGCGTAGAAAATGCTTAAAAATTTAAAAAATAGCATAAAGGAGCTTGCAAAAACTGCTGTTGTTATAGCTGAAAACACTTTGGGAAGTTGTAAAGGACAGCAGAAAAAGAAAATGGCTGTAGAATATATTATAAAATATATTCCAGTTCCAGCTCCTTTTAAACAGCTCGTTTCATTAATGTTGTCGTCATTTATTGATGACGCTGTGGAATTTGCTGTTCAGTACATGGAGGCAGAAAATAATGAATAATAATGAAAATATTTCATCTCAAGCCGATATTCAAAATTCGGCATTTGTGGATACTCAAAATTTAAAAGATAAAGTTATCCAAGATGTTAAAACAATCGAAAACCTTGTACAAACAGGAGTTTTGACACAAGAACAAGGAACTAATTTAGTGAATTACATAACACAAAAGGCGTTTGAAAAATGTAATACTTCTCCCTTGCAAGCTCCTCAAGCACAAGTGGCTAGTATGCAAATGCCTGATTTCTTTAATCAAGCAGGTAGAGCCGATGTTTTTGATTATTTAAAACAAGCAAATGCAAATTTTGATGACGATGAAATCTCTAAAATATCAGAACTTGTAGAAAACGTAGAAAAATCTGCAGTTGATAAATATTTGAGAGCTCAAGAACACGAAAAAACATTAAACAGCGAAAATGAATCCGCAAAACAAAGATTACGTGCAAATGCACAAAACTCTGTTTCTGACGGTGCAAAAAATTTGGTTTTTACTCGTGAACAAATCGGCAAAATGAGTGGTGCTGAGTTTGCTAAGTACGAACGTGCAATTATGGAACAATTAAAAAAGGGACTAATTAAATAGCAAACTCAATATCTTTTGGGAAAGAACAGTCTTTTTGACTGTTCTTTCTTGAAAGTGGAAAGGAAAATTATGAATTATCTTGAACTTGTTAATAAATGTTTGGTTGAACTTAACTACAAACAAGTTAACGCATTTTCGGAATTAATTAAAAATGATCATAAAAAATTGAAAAATATTATAAATGTATTAAACACTGAAATTTGTGGTTCAACTAGGTGGAATTTTTTACAACGTAAATCTGAATTAAATCTTCCTAAGAATATTGGAGAAATTGAAAATACAATAGACGGAAGAATTGAAACTCTAATTGTAGATGGCGTAAAGTTTGAATATTATCCAAATTTTGAAAAGTTTTTTGTAAATTCGCAACCTTCAAATACATATAGTTTATACAATGATAAAATTTTGTTGCCATTGTTTAACAAAGATAAAAAAGTAGAAGTTCTCTACTACACAAAAAATTGTGTAAAAAATTCAGATGGAATTGAAAAATTGCTATTTGAGGATTCTGATGATACATCACTAATTCCCGCAACATTTGCAGAACCACTACTTGTATATGGGGCATGTATGCGATTAAAAGGTAATCCGCAACATGTAAGGTTTAGTTATTGGTTAAGCATGTACAACGAAGCTTTAGCAAACATGCGCTCACAAATTTCTGATAGCATGGACGAAATTCCAATAGTAAAATTATATAGAAGATAGGCTAAAAACGTTGTATAGCGGACAAAAAAAACAGGAAGTTAAAATTTTCATTATCCCCTCCTGTTAAGATTTACACTAGCCGAAATATAAATAGCATGATTATTATACAATTTATTTTCAGAAAATACAAATAATACAAAGAATTGTTAAGAAAAGTACATAATGAAACAATTAACACAACAACAAAAAAGGTTTGTAACCGAATATATAAGGACATTAGACGGAGAGCATTCAGCACAGAAAGCAGGTTATAAAGCTAAAGACTTGAAATCAGTTGCTACTGAATTACTCTCAAATGAGCTTGTAATAAAAGAAATAAGAGTTCAGTTGAGCAAACAAATTTCTTCATTACGTGTTAACAAAGGTTACGTAATTCAAAAACTATTACAAATAGCCGAATTTTCGCTTGAGGAAGAAGAAATTTTAGATAAGGATGGTGGTTTTACTGGTAAAAGAAAACTCCGTGATACCTCTGCTGGATTAAAAGCTCTTGAAAGTTTGTGCAAATATTTGGGATTTTATTCAGACAAACCGGAAGATAACTACAAACAAGCAAAAATTATTACAATATCAAATCTTGATGATAGCAAGATTTGAAAGGAGAAAATATGAAAAATAACGATATGGAACAGATGCTTTTAAATAATACATCTTTAGAAGATTTGATTAAAATGAAAATTGAAAAAGAATTTGTATCTGATTTAGAAAAATCAAAGCAAAAACCTCTGAAAAAACTTTACACTGAGATTAAAGATTTACCAAGAGATATTATTTTTTCTAAGAAGTCTGTTTATAGATACTTTAACAGAAATACAAAATGTGAAAGTTTTATAAATGGAATTCAAGCGGAAGCTTTAATCGGACTTCAAAATAATGTTAGAGAAAAGATGTTGAATGGTGAATTGAGTGCATTTACAACTGATGATGCTTATATCAAATTTGAGAAAGCGGAAATCTAAATATGCCTAAATTTTTAAACTCATTTGAAAAACCTGCTTATTTTGAGCAGGCTTTATTTTTATACATAAAATATTCAAAATTTTTAGATGATGATTACGCTCAAAACAAGTTGCCAGTTTATGAATATTTTACAAATTTGGTGAATAGCACATTATTTTTTGTAATTATTGAAGATGATTTAGTAAGTGGATTTGTTTATCTTGACAATTTTGTTGGTGATGGAGAAAATTTGCATAGTGCAGAACTTACGACCTGTTTTGATAAACGTTTTTGGGGCAATTACACAAAAATTTGTGCTCATATTTTTATTAATCATTGTTTTGAAAAATATAAATTTAAAAAATTAAAAGCGTTAATTTATCCTGAAAATTTTCGGGTGAAAACATTATTAAAATCTGTTGGTTTTAAAAAAGAGGCGACATTAAAATCAGAAACTATGAGAAAAGGTAAATTGCAAGATATTGAAATTTATTCAGTATTCAATAATTTGCAATAAATAAAAAGGAGAAATTTATGAAAATTGAAACTGTAGATTTTACTCAAAATCTATCTGATATTGACGAAAAATTTTTGGTAAGTACGATTGTTGAAAAATATGATAAATTTAATGATTACAGAAGTTCACAATTAACTGATATCAAGCTTGTTAGAGATGCTATATATAATTCTGATGTTCCTAGAAACAATGGTTGGGATAGCAAAATTGAACTTCCTGATATTTATGAGCTTGCTCAAACATTAAAATCTCATGTCAGTGAAAACTTGTATTCGCATCCTGATGCAATGTTTGACGTATCTGGAACTACGCCACAAACTCAAGCGTTTGCAAATAGGCAGAAAGCAATGCTTGTTAATACGTTTGAGCAAATGAATATAGAAAATGAAATTGAAAAAGTTATTGATGGAATTGTTGAGGCAGGCGAGGCAACTCTTTTTGTGGGTTGGGAAACCAAAATAAAATCCACAAGACGAGTTAAAACTCTTGAAGAACAAGCATTACTAGATGATAAAAACAATTTTATCCTAGATGAAAAAGTAGTTTATGACAATGCAAAAATTAAATATATAAAACCTGAAGATTTTGTATTTGATAAATATAACCGTGACAACTGGGATAAATGCGCAAAGATTTACAGAACATATTCAACTATAGATGAACTTTTTTCTGATAAATCAAATAACTTGTTAGATGATATAAAACTTGAAAATTTGAAAGGAGTGGTGGCAAGTAAAAAATATAAAAATCAAGAAGATATTGCTGTAGATGGCAACAAATTGGAGATTTTGGAATTTTGGGGAGATGTGGAATTAGCTGACGGAACTTTATTGAAAAATAGGTTAATTGCTGTTGCTGGTAGAAGTGTTGTAATTCGTTGTGAAGCAAATCCGTTTATAATAAATCCATTTATTCACGCAAATATTATTGAATCTCCTCAAACAGGCAGAGGGATTTCACCTTTAAGAGTTGCGTTAATTTTGAATAGTTTAGCGTCAACAATTTTGAATAAACAAATAGATGCTCTTGCGTTAATGATGAATCCACCATATTTAGCACCAAAAGGCTGTTTTAAAGGTCAACAAGATGTCAGACCTGGAAAAATTATAGAATATGATTCTGCTCTTATGCCAACAGCGCCAACTCCATTGGCATTTGATAAGGCAATGGTTGGCTGGGATTTCCTTAATTATTTTAAATCAACAATTGAGAGTGCAACTGGAATTTTTAAAAACATGGCTGGAAATCTTCAATCATCAGACAGAACCGCAACGGAATTAAATTATTCTGTAAACGGACAAGAAGCTCGTTTAAATATGATTTTGGATTCAATCAATCGAAAAATTATAGTTCCTATGGTTGAAAAAACTGCGGAAATTATTTCTTATTTCAAGTTAGGAAAGGAATTGATTGGAGTAAATGACCATGGTAAAACTTGTTTCTTAGAAATAGATGATGAGGTCAGAAATGCTAATTATATCTACCGTTACGGTGATAGAAAAGCTACTTTTGAAAGAAAAGCACGTCTAAAAGAATTGTTTGAAGTGGTACAGTCATTTGCTCAAGTTCCGAAAGTCGAAGAAAAAATTGACTGGTTAGAATGTTTTAAATTTGCACTTGAACAGTATGGAATAGAAAATGCTAATAATTTTTTGTTAGATGAAGAAAAGGTGTCGTAATGACACCTTTTGAATATCTGAGAATTTTAAATAAATCCAAGAGTTATCGGTTAAAATAATATTTAAAACTTGAATAATATTGCAGGATTTAGTAAGATTTATTTATGAAAAAGATATTATTATTACTAATTTCGTTAATATTATTAATTCCGACGTGTTTTGCAGAGGGCTATCCACCCAAGGGTGGTCGTGACCAATATCCAATTTATTGGTATTTGTACAGGCATGGAGATAAATTAAAAAAGGAACTTGATACAAGACATTTCTTTAGATTAAGAGGTTGGGGTTGCAAATATTTGGTTAGAATAACACCAGATGGGACAGTAACACCATTAGAGGTAGTAATTTCTCAAAATAAACTATATGACAAATCAATAAAAAAGATAATTTCAACAACAAAAGCAGAACCTTTTGGAGATGAAATTAAACTTGATGAGCTGGTTGTTGAAGTGTATTTATGTTATGAAACTTGGGGTGAATATGTAGATATCTGGTATGGGAATAATGAAAAGTTAGATCGTAAAGTATATAAAATTGTAGTACAGACAACGAGGTAGTATTAGTTATAAAGATTAAAAATTTTCTGACCACTAAATTTTAGTGGTCTATTAATGTTGAAAAAGAAAGGAAAGTATATGAAAAATTTTGATCCAAATGAATATAAATATTTATGTGAAAAAGCTAATAAAATAATACAAGAAGTTAAAGAAAATTATATTGGTGAGGGTTGGGTAAAAGTTACTAATAGTCCAAAATATCGAAGTAACTTTAAAGCTGTTTTGTATGAAAAAGATGGTCAATATGCTTTATGTTTTGTTGGAACTGATAAATGGAGCTATAAAGACCACGGTGCAAATTTAAAAATGGCGACAACTGGAGATAGTCAACAAATACAAGATGCAAAAAAATATACAGACAAACTTATTGATGAATATAATTTAACCCCAGAAAACACTGTATCTATCGGACATTCTGAGGGTGGTACAGAAGCTACTCAAGTTGGATTGAAAAATAAATTCAAAACGATAACTTTTAATGCCTATGGGGTTAGTAAAAAGACTTTGCCAACTAATGCAGATTATAGTTTGGTGACAAATTATAGAGATCCACATGATCCAGTTTCAAAACTTCATGCAAATGTCGGTAAAACTTATATTACGCCATCAACACAAACCGGATTTATGTCAAAAACGCCTTTTGGTTCTATTAAATCTCATGGAATTAGTCAAATGGGTGATTGTAACAAGGCTGTTCCAGTTGAAGAATATAAAAAATCTCATCCTTTGTTTTTAGATAAAATTTCAGATAAAAATATTTCAAGAAAAGATATAAAAAATATGGATGGAAATTTGTTCCAAGTTTATGAAAAAGAAATAGATAAACGTGTTTCTAACAATGAAATACAAAGTGGTGATGAAAAATGGGTCACAATCAATGGAAATCACGTGTTAATTAATAATTAGGAGGTTTTTGTGTATAAATTATTGAAAGCTCAACGTGAGTTTTTAGAAATTCCGCATGATTATAGCTTAGATGTAGCGGTTTATCAAGGCGGATATGGCTCTGGAAAAACTTTTTCAGGTTCGCTTTTGGGGATTTTATTAGCGATAAAATATGCGGGAATTAGGGGGCTTGTTGGGGCTCAAACATACACTCTTGTCAGAGATACAACTTTGCAAACATATTTTGAGCACCTTGAAAATTTTGGGTTTGAAGAAGGGATAGATTATGAATGGTCTGCATCTCTACAAAAACTGATTTTTAAAAATGGGTCAGAGATACTTTTTAGACATTTTGATGAACCAAATAAATTAAAATCATTAAATCTAGGATTTGTAGAAATTGAGGAGATGTCTGACATTCCATACGACACCTTTAAGGTTATATTGAGTCGTATGCGACAACATATAAAAAAGGGTTGGCAAGGTTTTAGGTATAGAATTTTTGGACATACAAATCCAGAAATGCAACGAGGTTGGGTATATAAAACTTTTGTTGAAAATTCTGCTCCTAATTATAGGTTAATATCCGCTCCAACTACTCAAAATACATATTTGCCAGACGGTTTTTGTGATGAATTAAAAAAGATTTATGATGAGCAATATTATAAAATCTTTGTACTTGCTCAAAATGGGGAATATAACAACGGACTTGTTATAAAGGATTTCACAGACGATAATGTTAAAGATATTGCCTATCAGCCTGAAATGGATTTGCATATAAGTTGTGATTTCAACGTTGATCCAATGTGTTGGGTATTTGCTCATAAAACTGATGATAAAGTGTTTTATTTTGATGAAATAGCTATGGAAAACACAACAACAGCAAAAGCATGTGAGGAGTTTTTAAGACGTTATCCTGCCCATAAAGGTCGAATTATTGTAAATGGTGACGCATCTGGAGATAATAGAAGTTGCACAAGTGAATACACTAATTATGTGATTATAAAGAAAAAACTTTTGCAATACGGTTATGATGCAGAAATTCAAATAAAAGCTTTTAATCCTCCTATAAAAAATCGAATTATGGCATTTAATTCAAAAATCAGATCTGCAGATGGTGAAATTTGTCTTTTTGTTGATAAAAAATGTGAAAAACTCCTTTATAATATATACAATTTACGTTACAAAGAGGGTTCTTCTAAAATTGATATTCCAACATATCAACAAATTAAACAAACAAAAGAATTGAAATTTTTGTCACACCCAATTGATGCAGCATCATATTTGGTGGATTTTTATTGGCCAATTAGCCTATAAATTTTGTTGTACATAATGAATTTAAAAGGAAATCTATGGATAAGTTTATTGAATATTCTCCGATTATCGTTGTTATACTTATGTTTTTTATTCAACAAAAAATTTTTGTAACTCCAGAACAATTGGAGAAAAAACATAGAGAAATCGTTGATGAAATTGAAGAAAAATTTGTTAGTCTTAATAGCTTTAAAGACCTGAAAGATCAGTTTTCTGAGGTGAAAGATAAAATTGATAAAATGTATGATTTATTAATTGATTTAAAATAA